GAGCGTTCCGAGGATCAGTGACAGGCTTAAGCCCGAGAGCCGTGATCGTTGCTGAGACAGCATCAATCGCGTCCGTGAAGATGCCCGCCATTTCATGCACACTGCGATCGTTTAATGCCGAGCAACTGGTTGACTCGACCCAAGGTCATCAGCGGTGGTCCTGTCATGTCACCAAACGACGCGTAACTGTCTCCAGTAGTCCCGCGTTCACGGTAGAGCCCTGCGGCGTAAAGCGTGGTTCCTAACAGCACTGAACTGTCAGGGACGGTCGTAAGACTGTCGTGGTAGCCAGCCTGCACGCGACGCCTAAAACACCAGGCGTTTGCAGCTGCAACACAAGTTGTGAGAAACGCGGTGTCATTTGCCGTGGCCGACGAGATCCCAAGAAACTCAATTACTGGCGCAGTTGATGACAACCAAGTGCAACTCAAATTCCATGTCAACGTGCCAAACGGATCGGCAGCAGATCGTTCTAGATCGTCGCCAACATCTTGAAACATCAACTGGTTAACAATGATTTCGTTTTCGTTGTAAAGCAGGTCGCCTGCTTCGTTAACGCCAGCAAACAGGTAGATCGGTACAGCGATAACAATGTAGGTGCCGTTGAGACCGTGACCGAGTCCAGTGAGTGTGATTGTCTGGCCGACTGTGATGTCGGTTGCTTCGAGGGTCTGCACCACAGCAACATCGTCTAGACGCTGGTGGTGCGTCACGCTAAATGTGGCCATGGTGCAGTCTCTCTACTTAGTCAGTCGGATCAGGCGAACGTGAACTTGACGAACTTGCTTGAGTCAATCATCAAGGCGGCGAAGTAGCCACGGAACGCAATGGTGCGGCTCAAGGTGGACGGGTTGTCCAACGAGATAGCGCCCTTCTGCTGTTCAAACAATTCGAAGCCAGATGCGTCGCCGACAATACAAGTTGCGCTTGCAAAGTTGCGGTCAACAACAACTTGCAGACCAAACGCGTTACCGTTGACCTGACCGGGTGCAAGATTACCAAATGCGTTCATCGGTCCAATCTGTGGGAATAACGGACGCTTGCTCGAATCGGACAAAGCAATCAAGTCTTGCCAAATACCGGGAGCCACGAACAAGTGAGTCGGCAAGTTGCCATTTGACGAAGTGAGGATAGTTGCTGCAGCTGCAGCAATTTCAGCGGCCCAAACTGACGGGTCGTCAGTGTCGGCAGCGGTAAACGCTTGAGTCGTGGTTGCGCCAGCGACCAAAGTGTCGGCCGCATAGTTGTCCGTGGCGTTTGCGTAGATTCGGCCCATGTCGTCAAGCAAAATTGACAAAATTGCGGGATCGGTCCAATCCAGATCGGCTTCGGAGATGTTCACATAGCCACCGAAAATTTGCTTGGTGACCTGATTCGAACTCACCACGAAAGTGCCTGACTGGTTGCTCATTTCGGCAAGGCTTGCACCAATGCTGGTATGGGTCGTGACCTCGGGACGAATAAAGATCTTGCCTCCACCCGGCATGGACTTAGCACCGACTGCATCAACGACAGGGCGACGGCCGACGAAGTTGTTGTAGACAGGTCCAAGAATTGGGGTTGGGAGCACGCCGGGTGTGTCGGTGGTGACCACGTCGGGAGCTGCGGCGCGAAGTGCTTCGTGCATACGTTCCCAAGCAGTTCCGCCAGCAATGGCAGCACTCAAGTATTCGACAGCGGTCGGCAGTTTTGCGTCGCGCTTAACGGCGGTTGCATAGATGGGTTGAGTCGCAACTGCGGCTTCAACGGTTGTGGGTTCTGACATTTCATCCTCCTCGGATGGTGTTGGGGTTGTTTCTGTTGGGGTTTCGGTTTCGTCGGGTTCGCTTTCATCGGGTGATGAGGCGGCGACTGAGTAGACCTGTGCTGATTCGTAGGCTGGCACAGTGACAAGCGACAGTTCTACGAATCGGGCTTGAGAGACCTCTAGAGTCCCGTCTGACAGGCGTTTGAACTTGGTAGGGATTGCGCCCACCGAAACGCTGTCTAAAGCGCCATCGGCGAGCAGTGCAAGAGCATCATCGGCGGCGCGTGTGGCGCTCAGTTTTGCCACAAACATCATGCCCTCGCTGGTGGACACTCTTTCGGTGACTCGACCAATGACGCGCGTGTCGTCGTGGTATTCCAAAAGCTTTGGCATTGGGCCGTCCTCGGGAAGTGAGCCCTCAAGAAAGACCACACTCTCGCCACCACTCAATTGGGCTTTGACATTCCACGGGACTGCAAGGCCAGTAATTTGACGCGACGGTTCACCATCAGCGGACGCGTCCAGCGTGATCTGTTGAGCGGTCAATCTAATCATGAGTATTCTTCCTCGCGGTTTCCTGAATCAAAAGCGGGTTCGCGCTCAACATTGCCTAGATCGTTTTCGTAGACATAATCGGAAACATCAAATTTGACGTATCGACCACGCGGCAAAAGTTGGTTCATTGACAATGTTTGTTCAATGGCATCTAAATATTGTTTGGTGCCGAACAAGTAAAGATCTTGGCGTGCCTGTTGCGCGTTCTGGTATGTGTAACCCTGAACGCCAATGCCCAAAAGATAAGCAGGAATGCCAGTGGCCCGAGACAGTTCTAGCGACTGAAATTGACGCGACTCAATCAGTTGCAGTTTGTTCGGGTCACTGGAGAACTCTTTAAAAGTTACGACGCTGTTGAGTGCGCCAATGGCACCAACTTGTCGAGCGTTACGCCAAGCAGCTGCAAGTTCTGAAAGATCCTCGGCAGACATTGGTTCGGATGCGTCGGTCTGTTGCAACCAACCAGCGGCAATTTCGTTGACAGCAAAACGGTCGGCGGCTTGCTGAAGTTTTAAGGCCGTCATGATTGCCCGGTTGCCTGTGTACAGCAGACCTTGAGTCGGTGCCAAGAACTGCACGACGTCATCGGTTGCTAATGGGTAACCGTTAAATTCGACTTGGTCGGACGGGCCGAACCATTGCGGACCTGCTTGATCCATGGTCGTGACCATTGCGGCGGGTAACCATTGGAACGAAAGCGGGCGTCCTGTGGCAGTGGATCGGCTGGTGATGTACCAGAATCCGCGACCGTGAAGCATTAGGTCCGTGACGAGCTGGGAGAAAATGAAGTTGCGCGTGACCTTGGGATCGGGCTGATCCATCCACGACTCGTTTTCCAAATAGATCTCTTCGTACTCTTCGCCAGTCCATTGCGTGGTGTAATGCTTAAGTTCTAAACATCCAACCATGGACGCAATCATTTGAATCGAGCGGGCAACAGTGGGAACAGAGAGGGCCAGTTCTTGCGACGCCCCGACGGAGTACGTATAGAACTGACCCACCTGTGCGGCAGAACCTGCTGCAGCCTGTATCGGCGCGGACGCAAACGCTGGGGTTGCGCTTACTTTCTTGCTACCGAAAAGAGCCATCACTTGCGAGTCTCTCACAGATTTTGCGTCTATGTAAGTACCCCTAGCCGAAAGCGAAAGCGGCACGCGACGACCGCACTGGTTTGGACGCCAGCATGATTCCCCACACTGCACAGCGCGCCAACTCAATCGGTCCGGGTGACTTCTGCGAACTGAGCACAATAGACCCGCCCGTTTTGACGGCCACGGCTCGGGCGAGATGTTCGGCCAGTGCAATGTCGCCAGTGTGGTTGACGCGATCCTCCACGATCATGGCGCGACAAGCTGCAGTCCATTTCAACAGTTCGGCGTAGCCGACGATTTGCATCCGACGACGCAAGTCTGGGGGACAGTGAATTTCTAGCGATGGGGTGACAGCAAGTTTCACGGTTTGGTCGTGCATGATCCGCACAACTTCCTCCCACATTTGTGCAGCCGACTCGACAACAAACGCGACCGAGACGATGACGCGACCGTCGTCAAAAGCGGTTGAGATTCCGACGTACCGAGAGTCGTCAACCGATGAGTCAATGGTGAGCCACTGAGTCGGTGGTGCTGGTCGGTCGGATTTGCGATCGTTCCATAGGTTGATCGGCAAATAAGAGTTTGTTGAATCAACCCACAGATTGAGGTGGCCACGGATGAACGCTTGACGGTTCGGTGAGTCGTAAGCCAACTCCAAAGCCTTGGCCGTGATCGTCGTCCCGAGCGCGGGGTTACTCCATCCCCAGTAACTGCGATCCTCCAAACTCACACCAGGCGGAAGTGACCATTCAGCAAAATAAAGCGCCGTCGGTTGACCCGAGTCAATCGCTGAAATGCCCTGTTCTCTTAGTTGCAGGAGGACGGTACTTCCCTGATCGCCCGCTGTGCTGAACATCATCATCATCGGATTCTTGACCGCAATCTGTGACGGACGCAGGGCTGTAAAAACAACGTCGGGACCAATGTCCCACACCTCGTCCACCAGCAAAACTGATGCCGTTAATCCGTGCGCGTGAGCTGACGCCGCGACAACCGAGATGCTTGAGCCGTCAGGGAAGTTGATCCGCTCGTCACCGTTCTGCCAACGAACTTTACAATCAAAGTTTTCAAGGTCGCGGACAACATCCCGAAACAACGCCATGCTCCTACGCTTTTGGTTGGCCACAATCACGATCGTCTGAGGTTCACGACGTGCAGCTGCATACTCGGTAGCCATAAACCCAGCGACCGCCCGCATGACCAGACTCTTGCCGTTCTGCCGGGCCGTACTGATACAAGCCTCACGGAACACAAAGTCGCCGTCAGCATCCACAGTCAACGCGTCGTTCACGATCCGTTGTTGCCAAGCCATGAGCTCAATATTGAGCACGCGCTTCGCCCAAGCAGTTAGGGCAGGACCAAAACTCTCACCGGGTGGAACAGGCGTCACCAACCTCGGCTCGATGCGACCAGATATGACTGAACTACCGCTGGTTCGGGCTGGTTCCTGCTGGTTCAGGCTAGTTGAGGGTATTT